TTGGAAGGACCTCCATGGAGAAGAGTACCATTACCTCGTCGTGAATAAGATCAGCGGCGAGGTATTGATTAAATCTTTGTTCGATGTTCAAACATACAAAACCAATCCATCCAACATCATGCAGATAAACTGGTGCAGTGAATTTGCCAACCGCGACTACAAGCCCGCCGACCTCACGGAGAAGAAGAAGGAGCTGCTGCGCTGCATCCAGAAATCAGTCAAGGAATCTATAGCAACGCGGCAGGACTTTGCGCAAGCGGATATTTGACATCCATTAATAGACTCGCCCCCATCTTGTACCGTCCAGAAAATGTGTATTCGCGTCGCCCCTCGTCCGAGTTTAGGTAATCAGCTATCTTCTGCAGATTCATTTTATGATCCAAAATAAATGGACACATGCAAAGCAAGCTCCCTCCAAAGTATCTGACTTTACCCACAAAAGCCACCTCTTTGTCCCTTGTGAGCGTCTTTACGTATATGCAATCTCGACCATGTAGATTATCCACTAGATTCTTGTTGCGAACCGCGCCCCACTTGAACCAGTTGGACTCGGTCTGTTTAGTTATCTTTCGCTCCATGAGTTGATCCTTGTGTCTCAAGAGGTGAGAGTCAATCTCTTCATTTTTAGTTGGAAATTTATCAACAAAAATAAACTTCTCAATCCTGTTATGCCCCGTGAGAACGTCCATGTTACCAATCGGCGCCTTGAAGACCCCGTCCTTGCCGCTCACCATACCAACAAATATCGTGAAATCACGGTGAATTGGCCGCATATCCTCCTGGACCCGCACGAGACGCCCCTCGTCGATGGCGAATGAAGTCGTCGAGTGGGTCTCCCCGTTAATCACCCGAGTGTTCTTGTACGGGTAATGCAATCCTCCCGCCATCTCGTACCTGAAGACCATGACGTCTATGCTAGCCCCCTCGAACAGGTTCTCCTTCTGAGGGTACCATATAGTAGTGAATGCGCCGGAAGTCACCATGCGCCGGATAATGGGAGCGGCGCTTGTGAGCTGCAGAAAATCGGACGGCACAATGAAGATTAACTCGGACCCCGTAGGATCCATGAGGTCAAGACATTTATCAATGAATTTAAGATATAAATTAGTATCCCCTTTTACTTTCACGTAAGGTGGGTTACCAATTATAGTTCTAAATTTAGAATCAAAATTGTATTCTAAAAAATTAGTCCAATGGAGTATGTGTCTTGAGGGATTTAGATTTTTGATTACTAATTTGGATTTAAGATTAGTATCAATTTCAAAACCAACTATATTCCTCATGGGCCATTCAGCTATGATTTCATTTATTATATGACCTTGACCAAATGAGGGCTCGAGTAGGGTATCAGCTTTATACCTTACAATATCCGTGATGAAATTTCGGAGGCTCTTGTCTTTCGTAAAGTACTGACCGAGCTCCTTACTCATTACTAATTTAGATACTAAATTCTTAAAGTGTTGAATAGTGTTTTCCAAGTTGAGTCAGTGACCCATCCATAGCAATCAAAGAACCGTTACCCATGAAGACGTCGGTGGTCGGGCGCGTCTTCCACGCGAACCGCTCTACATAAGAACGCTGATTCATACCGGAGACGACCTGGTCCATAAAAGCCTGGATCTGGTCGGTGCCCCAGCGCTCGGGCACGTCCTGCGTCGCCTTCCAGTCTGCAACGCACATCTCCGTGATCCAGATTGGCTTCTGGTACTTTGCGTGGATGTCGTCGAGCCACCCCAGAAAGTGATCTGCGTTGGGTGGGGCGTACCAGTGAAGGCAGATGAAATCAGGCCGATCGATGGGGCTCAGCTGGTTCCACACCTGGTCAAAGTACGAATTGGCATTCATTGGATTCTGTGCCGTGGCGATGCTGCCGAGACGCGAGCCAGTCGCCTTGGCATGCGACTGAAGCTTGGGCCACATGCTGATGATCTGCTGAACAGTCAAGTTGGACTGCTTAGCGCCGTCGGGCTCGTTAAAGGCCAGAAGCTCGGTGGGGACCCCGACGATCCCGCCCAACTTGTCGGCACTCGGAGCTCCCCAGCACATCGGTGTGAATTTTACTTTTAAATTAGAAGACCCATTTAATCCCCATGTATAATACCATCCCAAATTTAGAATGGAAATTTGATTATCAAATAATGGGTTATTTTTTGGTGAATAAACAAAACCTTTTTTGGAAGACATTATAATTTACAACTAAAATTAGTTGGAGGAAGGTGCGCATGTGGGCTGTTTAGTGGCATTGGCCACGACCACTAGAAAAATAACAACAAACAAACACCCCAAAATAAAACCCTTGAAAACTCCAGATCCTTCAAAACTCTTAACGGCCGCTTTAAGATTTGCCATGTTCTATTATAAGGAGAGATGAATTTGGAGGATTTTGTCCATCGTATTGCCCTGCGCATAAAGATTCACAAGGTTCCTGGTACTGCTGTACATCACGTTGCTCTTCTGAAGAAGGCTCTGGATCTCAAGAAGATCAAGTGTGAGATGACGCGCGGATTCTGCGTAATTCCTCAGACGAAGGAGGCGTGTGATCACTACTGGGTTCAGACGGAGGAGGGTCTGAACCTAGACGTGGCGTTCGAGGTGGCGTGCTTGCGCTCCCCTGAGCTCAAGGCGCTCAACACAATCCTACTTGCAGAGCTCCCAGAGGGTCTGACGAAGTCGGACGCAGATGAGATCCTGATTCGCGACAATAACGAGCGTCTGTTCGATCTGTTCAAGAGTGATTCCAAAAAGTTCTGGGCCGAGTCGCCTGCTAAGAATTTTAAATATTAGTCAAATTTTGAGTTTGCCTCGATGCTGAGAAGCTTCCTCACATGAGGATTGACGAGACCCTGGACCGACTTGTAAATCATACCGAAAACAGGGTTTGAATTGGTGATTACAATCTTCTCTACTAAATTTTTGTCTGGACGAATTGACATGCACATATCAATCATATCACAAGCCATAGATGAATTTAGTTTCGAAATTGGAACATCCTTTAGGTTGATCTCTATGATTTCCTTGAGATTGCGCGACTCTACGAAAGCATCGAGCTGAACTATCACGGGCCGGATTCGTTCGAGCATCATCCTAGACTCCATGTCATTGCCCGGCTGTTGATCTATGTACTTTGTTGCTAGGAACTCGATGTACAGGTACTTGCCATCTGGGTAAAACCTGAGGAGTTCCGTCATATCTATTTGGAGAGTCTGGTTTTTAAATAGTACAAAAGACACATCACAATGACGAATGCTAAAATCCCTCCATATTCACGTTCAAAATATATTCCATTATGGACTTTGGGTATTCTGGTGATATCAACTCCTATTCCACTATTGAGAAGATCGTGATCTGCTAGTCTCTTTTTTGTGTAGAACGACTTTATTGGGAGCTGAGCGAGCTGCTTATCCGCTCCGCGCCAGTCAATCGGGTCGAATGCAAGAAGTTTCTTCGCACCCTCGAGTGATATGAGATACGTCATTGTCCCTAGGCATCTTCCCTCATTAACATCCTTAGTGGCTGGACCCTCATATATAGGTGAAACATACTCGAGATATATTACATCCCATTTTTCAGGAAGCTCAAGATTTTCTAATTTATAAATGAAATTGGGAACAAGAATAACATCGTCTTCAAGGATGAGTGCATGTGAATGGCCTTTATCGACCATGTCCTGCCAGACTCGGTAGTTGGACATGAGGCATCCAAACTCCCCTGGATGGATCTCGGGTCTAACGTGAGAACTGGTCACCCCCTCCTTTCCAGAGTCAAAAGCATTTATGAATTCCATTTCTAATTTTTGATTTAAAATTTGATCCTCCATCTGGGCCCTACGATCCTTGGCTCTCTCCAGATTTATACAGTAAATTTTCACCATCTAATTTTAGTTTAGAATTGAACTCTATCGGTTGAGCGCAACTATACCCTGGCCACCTATTGGATTGAAAGTGCAGTTATCCTGGCACCAAAACTGTAGTCTATAAACGTGCTTCATAAATGGAAATAGTTCTGAAACCTTTTCAGCCACCGCCTCCTCGCGCTGCCGAAGTGGGGTGATGGGATCTAGACCCACCATCTTGGATTCGTATTCAAAAAGTAAATGAAAAGGAGCCATGTGCAGAAGCCATACAAATGGTACAAGCCAAAGCAAGATGAAGCGAGCGTGACCAGGGCCAAAAAATGCCCCAAAAATAACGTAAAGCCAGAAAATAATATGAACTGTCACGCAAGCTTCAAACATCTTTTATTATGAAAGATTTACTTATTAGGTGACACGCGCGCCTTTTTAGAAGGTCCATGAGCGCTACTTGGCGTGGCTCGCGAAGAAGAGGGGGTTTCCTTGATGGGGGACAGTCTCGGCGTGGGGCTTCTCTTACGCTTCACACTGGGTGAGTTGGGGCTTGACTCTCCTGCATTTACGCGTTTTTTGTGCAACATCTTAATTAATTTTATAGCGTTTTCTCTTTCGCTTTCACTATTTGAATTATCAAAATTATAGTTGAGAACCCCGCGACCTGAATTAACAAATCTGATGAGGTTCTTTAACTTGGTAGGTACGGTTGGTAGGAGAATTTTGTTGGTGTATGTGAGATTAGCCTGTGAATTTCTCATGGCATTTTTGAATATATCATGAAAAGTATTCATTGAATACATTTTAAGAAATGCCTTCATGTATGTTCCAGATTCAAAATTGTATGTTATTTTATTTCCATGTTTAACAAGCTCACCTGTGGCTAGGACTATTTTATTTTTATTTTTAGATGGTAATTGAAAGTGACGGGTGCCCATCTCTAGACTTTCAGTTACACGTGCAAACTTTTTGTAGTACATACCATTTTTCGGATCAAATTGAATCATAAATAAGTAAGCGCCATCTGCAAGGTCTTTTACGTCCCTCACAATTCTTGTTCTATTCAAATTCATAGCAGACTGAGAGAAGAAGATGGGCGGCTTATTCCAATTCCAGCCTCGCAGGTGAGGGGGGTGGATTCTTTTGCCAATACGTCCTCCACCGGCCAGTCTGGACGTGGGCCACCCATTATTAAATATTTTTTGAACATTTAGAAGGGCTTGCATTAAGATAACGTGATAATATTTCTCATAAATCTGGGGAGAAACCCCTTCATGGTGGAGTACAGGGTGTTAAAGAGAGGGCTCGTGTGTTGGAGTTCGCACTTGGTCAGAAGGATGTTGTCTTTGGTGTGGTTATAGACGTTCCATATAATGCGCATCATAGTGAGAGGCTTTATCATCTTGACATCAATATCACTCACGTCAGCCGAGCATTCCTGTTTGAGTCCATAAAGGTCACAGATCTCTTGGATCTTGTCGATGACTGGATAGAATCCCTCGCAGAAAGCGTCAGTCCCCTCGTAAGAGTCTGGCTGAAGCTCTATCAGGCGCTGACACTTGATCTCTATGTGAATCAACCCTGCTTCCTGATCTGGATGGAATACAAGCCAGTCACACATTAATTTTAGTTTTAAATTAAAAATCTCAATTTGTCTCAGGTATGACTTGGCCTGCGATCATAGACGCCGCCTTTGTAACATCAGTGTGCTTTATATTCTCTTTTTTCGTTTCAGGTTTATTAGACAAACTCTTCCCGCGACTCGACCCATCCAAATCCAAAAACATGCTATTGGCTGAATGCACTCTCCAGTTTTCAGTAATTGGAATAGTTCTTTATCTAGCACGAAAATACATATCCAAAATACATATCCTTGGGTGCGACTTTAATCGCCCTAGCGAGATTCGCAGTCTGCCAATCCTCGTTTTCATTTTCATGTTTTTCCAAAAGAATCTGCAAGCCAAAATAAATCATCTTATTTCAGGTTGAAGAAATTTCGCTCCCGGCAAGTATCGAACTTGCGACATCCAGATTAACAGTCTGGCGCTCTAACCAACTGAGCTACAGGAGCATTTTTCTGAACAGTTTAACGACTTATCCAGGTCGAGGAATGCGCCAGCCAAAGCTTTCGGTGAGAATTGAACTCACGATCTTCTGCTTACTAAACAGACGCTCTACCACTGAGCTACGAAAGCCGAGGGAACTTTGTTCCCGACGGACGCTACGCGTCCTTGTCTGACCTGCCGGAATCGAACCAGCGACCTAAAGATAATTACTAACAACTACAGTCTTTCGCTCTACCAATTGAGCTAAGGTCAGATGAGGTCACCCTCAATACTTATACAACACTTTACTTTATGCGATTTAACGCATTGACTCTGGTGGGGGTCGAACCCACGACCTCCAGCTCGCGCCAGGTGAAACGAAGTTTCCCCCTAGAAGGCTGGCGCACTATCCAATTGTGCTACAGAGCCATAATGCATCGGACGGGATTTGAACCCGTGTGGTGAAAACACCAACAGATCTTAAGTCTGTCTCCTTGAACCAGGCTCGGACACCGATACTGCTCTCGGCGAGGCTTGAACTCGCGACTTCTGGTACCCCTAAGTCGGAACGATTTTTCGTTCCTCCATAAGACCAACACTCTAACCAACTGAGTTACGAGAGCGTAAAAATCTTGATAGCCTTTTGAGGGGCGGACCTGCAACCTGGGCAACGACGGTCATTAGATGGCAGTCTGTTCCAACACGTAACGCAAAGCACATGACCACATGGGTCTAGACACAAATCAACGTATCTGTCCAGGCACACAAAACACTGAAACTTAACCAGTGCCTCCACATTCGTGCCATCCAAAACACTGCGCTGCGCCGCTGATGAGCCCCTGAGCTCCGCGAGACGAGAAGTTAGCCCAGGGATGTCGGTGTCGATCTCAAACTGTTGTATCATATCAGATACCCTGGCCTTTAAGTCGCTTCCATCAGTGAATATACTTGCCATATTTTTCAGATTAGAAAGTTCATTAATCTTGTGTTTTACGTCGTAATTCACATCGGAAGCCTCCTTGCACGTTCTAGCGTACTCCTGCTGAAACTGAAATAAAGTCTCCTTGAATTCTTTCCATTCATCAGTCAGCTCCACCTCCTGGTACCCATTATCTGACACCGAGGACGGCAGCCTCAGGTCTCCTATCATCGATTCAATAGGAACCGCGTCGTCTAGGTAGGAGAATTGCATACTGACTTTACAGAATAAAATGTCCTTAACTATTAACTATGGGAGTAAGTGATATTAAAGACCTTCAGGACATCATCTTCCTGTTTGTAGGATTCTTCCTGGTGATCCAGGGCACTCGCACCTTCCTTGACCGTGAGAAGAAGAAGAAGCCATCAGATGTTCTTCAGGCCCTGCTCTTCCTGGTCATGGGCCTCTTCATTGCCAGCATGTGGTACTCTAGCATTCGTCACGGAAACAGTGGAGGAAACGGTATCCCCAACCTCTCCAACTATGGGCGCGGCGGGAACAACGCATACAACTGAGAACTTTCCAAACAAATTCTCCAGGATTTACCGGAGCCAGTGACTCCACATGACCTTTCAATTCACTCAAATTAAGTTTTCCTTTTTCAATCATATCAATGGTTTCCTTAATGTGACGCTCTTCAAGAATCTTGGCCGTCGCGTCCAGAGCCTCCTCTATAGTGTCGCACCTAATCATCATAACCTTCATCACGTCAGGGCCGGATAATTTCTCCATGTAATATAATAATGGTTTTGCTTGGAAGCTTTAACAGCATGTCCCCATTTTTTGGACTCGTGCTGGCTCTTATATTGTTCTCTTATTCAGTTTCAATCATGATAGATGCAGGCAAGACCAAGCCCCCAACCCAAAAAGACACTGGTGATTTCATGTTTGGATTTTCATTCCTAATTGCATCTCTATGGATTATGAACGCCGTCAAGGACTCGTGGTTCAGAGCTTAAAAAGAGATGGCACTTTTTATTAAATGAAGCACCTATTTGGTGAGCTGAACGGTTCAGTTATCAATTTCATTTGGGAATTGGAAACTAGAATGGAGTCTGTAGCACGGCTGTGCGATCTCCACGTGGTGAGCAAGGCTTTCCACCAGTTCGAGCCCATCGGGGTGACGGGTGTTCTTGTGCTGTCCGAGAGCCACTTCTCGGCGCACACGTACCCAGAAAACGGAAAGATTTATCTAGACGTTTTCTGTTGTAATCCTAATTTTAATCCTAAATTCTGTGCTGAAAAAATTGAGGATATTTTTGGAGGTAAATTGAGCTGGAACTGTATTGAGAGGGGGTAGCGGTGCTCAACAGGTGCTGACGCACCTGGGTGACTAGCACGCCATCACCTGATTCATGTCTAAAGCGGATGATAGGCATGAGCAGCAGCAGCAGAACGCGCAGAAGAACATAATATAACCGGCACCAGAAGTAGATCCATTCTGACCTTTACTCCCGGTTCCGAGCATGATAAAGAGCGCAATGCACGCCAATGTGCAAAATATACTGAATAAATCAGACTGAATTAGGGTTGCCTTGTTTTTCTTTTGAGCATCACTGCATGACATTTATTATTTACATATATATTTCTGACCCAGGAATCTTTATCATTCTTGGGCCCGAAGGCCGGTATTTTTGGCGAGGGCCAAAAGGCCCTCTTTTTGCGAGAAACTTGCAGTTTCTCTAGTTCGAGAAGGCGAGGCCACCCATGCCAGACTGGATGCGCAGGATGTTGTAATTCACTGCGAACATCTTCTGCAGGGTGTAGCCAGCCGAAACGGCGGCACCGCCAGTGCTCTTCAGATTGACGGACACCTGAGCGTTGTCAATGCGGGAGAAGTTGCAGGTGCCGGTTGGCTGGTGCTCCTCTGGCTGCAGGGCGAAGGAATACACATAGATGCCGCAGTAGGGGGTGCCGGTGTGGTACAGGAAGGGCTGGTACTGGTTGAAGTACTTGCCCAGCTGCTCCTTGAAGCGATCCTGGCCGTTGAGCACCAGCTTGAACTGGTGCATGGGGCCCACCTCGTAGCCGCCGACGACTGCGTTGCGGTCGCCCTCCTCAATCATGTACAGGTTGGACGTGGAGGCGCAGTTGCCCATCAGATGGGGGCAGCCGATCTCGTGGGGCAGCAGGCCGCTGGAGAACGCGCCCGCCGCCACGGAGCCGGGGGCTACGGTCATCTGCACGTTGGACGTGCTGGTGGTGAAGTTCCACATGGCGTTCAGGTTGGTGGTGGCCGAGATGGCTGGGTTCTGGTAGCACCAGATCAGCTCCTTCACTGGGTGGTTGAAGGACAGACGGGTCAGAGAGGCGGACGTCTCGGTGGAGTTGGTGATGGTGTCACCGCCGGTGTGCTGCACCTGCTCGATCAGGTACTCGTGGCCCTTCTGGGCGAAGCGGCGGCGCTCCTCGGTGTCCAGATACACGTAGTTGGCCCACACCTCAACGGCGTTGGTGCCGAAGTAGCTCTGGTAGTAGTTGGTCAGGTCGAAGTCCAGGCGGACCTCGTGGTACTGCAGGGCAATCAGGGGCAGGAACAGGCCTGGGTTGCGGTTGAAGAAGAACAGCAGAGGCAGATACACGCGAGACGTGGAGTTGGTCACGGACAGGGCGGAGCTAGAGGTCATCTTGCCGTAGGCAATCTTGTCGGACTCGCCCAGGAAGGTCTCGGCGTACAGACGGAACCAGGTCTGGTAGTGCTTGTCGATGCGCTGGCCACCGATGGTCAGCTCAACGGCGGCGATCGCGCGCTCAGCCACCCAGCACATGTCGGTAATGTTGTTGTTGGACGTCAGGTTGGATAAGGTTGGGGTAATGGGCGTCAGGGCAATGTACATGTTGCCGACCAGGTCGCCGTTGCGGGCGATGGTCACGGACACGCGGCCGCTGTTGCCAGCGGAGCCGTTCACCGTCTGCTGAATGTTCTCCATAGCAAAGTTAGTGTGGCGCTTGTACACCGCCTGGAAAAAGGTCACCTTGGGCTGACCGGTAAGATAGACGTCCTGCGCGCCGTAAGCGACCAGCTGCATAAGACCACCTGCCATTTTGATATACCCCAAGAAAAAAAATCCAGACAATCGCGCCCACAAGAGAAATTCATTTTCTGGTTCAAAATTATATGTCTGCCCGCCACACCGCCCACCCTGAGCCCGATATTATCGAGGACGAGGAGCTTGATATGGACGAGGATGAAGAGATGGACGAGGGTGCCGATATGATGGATCTCCTGGGTTCCTTCCTATCTACCGAGGAGGGTGAGACCATCGCAACAGCCCTAGTCAGCATGAAGGACGCCACCGAGAAAATCGCCGATGCCCTAGCCATGCAGAACAAAATTCTGGTGAAAATTCTGTCAGCCCTGACCAAGGAGGTCCAGGCTTAAAAAAATGAAACCCTAATATTACAATGACAACTCCACTTACAATCGAGAAAGATGTGTCGCCTGAGCATCTCGAGGAGATTAGAAACCGGTACAACAGTTTGGCTGTGTGCCAGTGGAGTCGTCAAGATATGGAATACGAGTTTGATTATCGTGAGCATGAAATCAAACTGAAAGCTGCAGGCAATCTTACGGTACCTGAGATCGCCTGGCGCTATATCCTCCTCCCCCCTAACCAGGAGAAAAACTCCGATGGGTATCCTATTAATTTTGATTTGAAAAAGCTGGATGGTCAGATTAAACAGCGCAAGGAAAACTTCATGTACCTGTGCCGGGCTATGCGGGCTCAGGCCATCCACCTGAAGATTGAACGCTCGCCATCCAAGGATATTGCTGAAAATGAAACTATTATTATTCGGCGAATCAACCGTCTTTCTCGGTACTGGAAGAACATGTTCTCCATGTGGCGCGCCTGGCAGGACAATTACGCGATTGTGAATTTTCCGACCCAAGCCGAGTTTGTAGAGCCCTGCCCTGAGGAGGACGAGGACAAGTCATCGTACCAGACCCTCCTGCTGTACCTTCTGAGCCGGGCCTATGACGAGAAGTACAACCGGTACCGTGATCAGTGCTGCGAGCAGATCATGTCACCGGCGGGCCACGCTACGCGCGCCTGGAAACCCATCAAGGAGATCAAGGACTTTGTCTATGACGAGACTCAGAAGGAAACAAATTATCAAATGTGGAAAAATCTCACATCAAAGGGCAACACCGTGGGTGACGTCACAAGGCATCTCACCGCCTGCAAGGACTATCAGTTTCCCGAGATCAAGAAGAACCGCCACTCTTGGTCCTTCACTAACGGCCTGCTGATCGGCAAGAACTGGGACGAGGCGAAGCAGTGCAACACCATCAAGTTTTACCCATACGAAAGCAAGGAATTTGGTCAGCTCGACCCCACCATCGTGAGCTCCAAGTTTTTCGACCAAGATTTCAACCCGTACGATGACACTGCAGACTGGTACAACATCCCCACGCCCCACATGCAGCGAGTACTGGACTATCAGAAGTTTGGTGATGAGGTCTGCAAGTGGATCTACGTGATGTGCGGCCGTCTATGCTTCGATGTGAATGACCTGGACGGCTGGCAGGTGATCCCCTTCCTCAAGGGCATCGCCCGGTCAGGCAAATCGACAATTATCACCAAGATTTGCAAGAAGTTTTACGAGACGAGCGATGTCAAGACTCTGTCGAACAATATCGAGAAGAAGTTTGGTCTGGACTCGATTCATGACGGTTTCATGTTTATTAGTCCAGAGGTCAAGGGTGATTTGCAGCTCGAGCAGGCCGAGTTCCAGTCGCTAGTTTCAGGGGAGGACCTGAGTATCGCGCGCAAGTTCAAGAGTGCAGTGAGCATGCAGTGGAAGACGCCCGGTATTCTGGCTGGCAACGAGGTTCCCAACTGGAAGGACAACTCGGGGTCGGTGCTGCGCCGCCTCGTGACGGTGAATTTCGCCAAGCAGGTGGCTGACGCCGACCCTCACCTGGATCAGAAGCTCGACAAGGAGATCCCAGCCATTCTGTGCAAGTGCGTCAGGGCTTACCTAGATTACGCGAATAAGTACTCTGACAAGGATATCTGGAACGTTCTTCCGCCCTACTTCAAGTCGGTCCAGAGCCAGGTGGCGATGGTCACAAACGCTCTCCAGAACTTCCTGGCTTGCGAGAAGCTCGAGTACGGCCAGGGCCTGTTCTGCCCACAGAAGCTGTTCGTGGCTGCGTTCAACCAGCACTGCCAAGAGAACAACCTCGGAAAGTTCAAGTTCAACCCAGACTTTTACGCTGGACCTTTCAGTTCAAAGGAGCTCGATGTTCGCACAGAGACGAAGATGTACAAGGAGCGCTCGTATTCGGCGCAACCCTTCATATTCGGTATTGATATCAAAATTGATACAAATAATATTGTTGATGCATATTAATGAGCGTGCGCGATGCGCAAGCTGCACTAATTCAGGCTGCTTTCAGGCGGCGAAAGGGACGTGAAATATATTCCAATAAAGTTGGATCGGATTATGCCCTTTCGAAACCCAAGGTATTCACGAGCTCCGTCACTACGCGTGTGACTAATCCCAATCTGGCCGACATGACTTTAATGGCACGGGGAGAAAACTACATGGTGACTGAAATTGAGGGATTTCAGCACATAGGCGCTAAACCTCACTACCGCGAGACTCTGAACAAACAAGCAGTTGGTGAAATTGACGGTACAGTGCGCTCCATCAAGCTCAACTACATGATGATCAACCCGCCGCAAACTGCAACAGTCTTTATTTACAAGACTGGGTCCGTCGTCATAAATACGACGGGCACTTGGGAGCGCGTTGTGCGACTGCTCGCCAAGGACTATTTAAAGGGCAAGTTCGGTGACCTCATGGATAAACTCTCCATATCCAACATTGCCAGCCGCTTCTACTGTAATAGAGATATTGATACAGCGAAGATCCGCAGCCATATTGAAGGGAGCTTCTTCAAGAACTACCCACAGATTGCCATTGCGCATTTCTATGGGGGCCCTTCCAGTGTTCCGAGCTCTAAATTCAAACTCACGGAAGCTGGGGCTAATATTGAGAACAGAAAGTTCAAGACTGGAGTCTCGGTCTCGACCGAAATCGGCGGTTACAAGGTTTCTCTAAATATATATGGAAACGGCACTATTCTGTGCTCGACCCTTATCAATCCTGAACTTGGACCTCGCGCTTTCAAGGCGCTCGCAACTGAGATGCGTGGTGTTCTGTTCTCCGGTCAGCGCGAGCGGCCTCAGCTGAAAAAGCCCAAGAAGGAGGAGAAGCGTGCGGCCATGGCCGAGGCGCGATATTCACCGGCAGGCAGCTGGTCAGCCACGAGAAACAAATACTATGTCCGCCCAGGTCCAGATGGCAAAGCGCGCTTCTACACCATTCCAGCAAACAAGTCGCTCGTTCGCTCCAAGGTCATAAAGGCTTACGCTAATGTTGGTGTGAATATACCACGCAACGTAATCAATAAGCTTGAAATCACCAATGCACAGATTGCTGCTGTGCGCGGCAAAGCCCCCAAGGCTACCGGCCCATCCGGCTGGAACAACCAGAGCCGAAATGGATACTACGTCAGACCAGATAAGCAGGGTCGCCCATCGTGGTACCAGATACCAGGTGGGAAAGCAGGCGCCAAGAAGACCGTCATAAAGGCCTATTCTTCCGCCGGAATTAACGTTCCAGAGCACCTAAAGAAACTATTCAAAATTTCAAATGCAAATTTAGGAGCAGCTTCAGTAGGTGGGCCAGTGATCAACCTCGGTAAGGACAAGCACCTCCGCATCAATGGCAAGCAGCTTGAGCGCTACAATAAAAACGCAC